TCTCAAATAGTCTTTCCCACTTTTCTTCCTTGAAAGTGTTTTCAGATGTATGTGCTGTCTTACATTCATATACAACACCATCATTTAATACAGTGTCTCCTATATTATAAAATGTTTGCTTCTTCCATTTTCTTAAACTTGCAAATATTTCCTGCCAATTATTTTTATTAGCTTCAAATGTGGTTGCGTCATGTGGTCTTGTGCATTTATATAGCACATCTCCATACTGTACCACATCTCCACGCTTATAATATGTTCCACTAAGCCATAGTGATATAACACCATCTTGTGATGTTCCTGTTACAATATCTAACACTTGGAATTTTGCTGTTCCAGATGTAATAACAGAGCCAGTAACATTATTACTAGGCTCTGTTGTATCTGTCTGTCCTGCTACTGTGCAATAAGCATATTGGGATGATTTTAGGTTTTTATATCTTACAATATCTCCCACAGTATAATTTGTATTTGGTTTCCAAAGTGTCCAATGGCTTGCATCTTGAATATGGTCTTTTCCAACTAACATATTATCTGCGTCATCTATAAATTTATTAAAAGAATCATCAGAAAATTGCCAGTTCTCATTTATTCTTAATAGTTTTAATTTTCTTGTTCTATCTGCCACTCTATCACCCCTTATGCTATATTATAACACATTTCTTGAAAAAAATCAAGGTTTGACATATAAATCATATGGTATAATATTTCCACTTCTTATTCTGAAATAGTCTGTTTTATTATTTCCTAATGAGTTAAAATTACTCCTAAAAATAAATTCTTCTCCTAATATTATCTTATGATATACTGGTGTATAAATATATGGTGTTGTACTATAATCTATATCAACTCCATCTATTCTGTATGCTTCATATCCTGTTACATCATACATCTGCCCATCTTGTCCCTTGACTTGATTCTTTGTGCCGCCCTTCTTTCCAACAAGAACTAATGCGCCATCTTCAAATGTCATTGTCTGTTGTACTGATACAGTGGTATCAGGAACAAAAATATTTGTCTCCTTTGTAATGCTTTCTATGTAATCTTGTACTTTAGATACACTATCTACAACACCCACTATTCTAGGTACATTTAATATTATATCCTTTTCATATTTGTCATATGAATATAGTCCTTTATCTTTATCATAGGTTAATATTTCTATATGAGCCTGATTTGATTCCATGATTCTATTTCTCATCTTCTCGCAGAACTCTTCCCACTTAAACTTAAATTCTTCCTGCATTACACCATTTACTACAGCAGGATATGATAGTTCAAATTCTCTTCCATTACAATGAACTCTTACAATATTTTGTATATTCTCTCCAACATCAACAGATGGATCTAAATGTGATTTAATTCCACCTTCCCCAAATTTGTTTCTTGTGTGAGATCTAAAATATATACCACAAGTAAATACTGTTCCTGCTGGGAAGTTATACTTGAACTCAGACTTCTTACCCTTATCTGCACTAAATTGTAAATTACCCATTATTGATGGTGATTCACTTCTTCTTGCAGTTAATAGATTTGTTGTCTTATCCTTATCAAAATCCTGTTCCCTATCTGGTGTTGCTGTTGTAATCTCTAGTGATTCTTTTGATGTGCTACCTATCCTTGCTACTGGTCTTCCCTTGTTCACATCTTGTCTTGAATCAAAGAAATAACAATAACTTGTTGGATAGTGCTTTCTAGGTACTGTATCAAATACTCCCCTTATTACATTCTTTAGTACATAGTTGCCATTAGGAAGTCTATCTATACTCTCATATGACATTATCTCTCCATCTGCCACAAATAGATTTGTACCACTCTTATTATTTTGAGAATATTTATCTTCTGCTATTTCTCCACGTTTCTGGTCAAATAACTTCTCTGTATCTAATCCTATAGCTTTTATTTCTATAGTATTATCAACACCATAATTTTCTTCTGCGCCAACTACCATTCTTCCTATTATAGACCAATTTGATGTTTCTGACATTCTATTGTACTTACCCTCTTCATGTCTCCAAATCATCCACTTATAAGTATGCTGGCTTGGCTTTGCTGCCCACGCATTTATATATGTATCTAGTGAACGTGTTACCTCATATGGCATTTCAATAAATAAGAAGTTACTAATATCTTCTGGTATTTTTTCTGGATCTGTCCAATCTGGAATATCTGCATATTTATAATCAGTATACTCAAATCCAAATACATCCTCTATTGCGGTTACTGTTATCATTCCACTTGTTAATGAGCCATAATCAATGTCTGTAACCCTATATACCTGACGTTGAATACCAAATGGTTCCCAAGTAACCAATATTGGATCTCCTATGGTTAAATCATATGCTGACCTATTACATCTGAAATTGATTGATGATAGTGGGTAACCTGCTGATAATAACTGTGTTTTAGCCATGTTTCTAGCATTATCCCTTGTTGTAAAATATGTTCCATCTACTGTGCTTTCTTGGTATCTTCCAGTTATCAACTTATTTGCTAAATCTGATACTGTTAATGTCCCACTATCATATTTATTTTCTGCGTCTGTAAATGTTAATGCTATTGCAGATGTTGTCTCTGACCAATCGAGCCGTGAAAATTCCATTGATTCACAATTTGATATGTCAAATCTTGGAATCTTCTCCACGTCATAGTCATTTCTTATTAACTTAAATGTTAATTTACCTGTTTTTGGGTCATCAAATTTAACTCCACTTATATGTACTAATATATTATTTATGTAGTCTCCTGCCTTAGCTACGCTATTTATTAAGCATGAAATTCCTAATCCTTCCTTTTGGCAAGCAAGTCCTAGTTTAACTAAACTCTCTTCATCTATAACATTATCATCTGTGTTATAATCACATCCCCAATAATCATTTACTAGAATCTCATAAATGACCTCTGCTGGGTTTGCATCTTGTCCTATCATTGGTTCTAGCTTACTATCCTTGTATTTCTTTGATAGTCTATCTGGATAGTTTACTACTTCAAACCACATTTCTGGAATAGTTGCTTGCTTCCCTATATATGCGCCAGTTTTCTTATCCTTATTTGATACAACACAAGTTAAATACATTGGATATTTTGGTGTTAATCCTTTTAGATCATTTGGTATTGTGCTAGCTTTCATTTGTTCTATCATCCACGGATCTTTTGGTTGTGTTGAATTTCCAAAATAGTATCTCACTTCTCCTGTGAATCCACCACCTTCGTCAACTCCTCCGAACATTTCTGGTTGATCTATATATGCTGCAAGTCCTTGCATATTTTCCTGTTCCCACGCTATTTTATTATTATTGTCCCAAACACCTTGCTCTGTAGAATCCTCTACCTTAGAATCATAAACATTCATCCACAGTTTCTTAACACCTATGTTATCACCAGTCCAACAAATTATATGTTGCCAACCTAGATAATATTTGAATCCCTTTTGAATAGTTGTTCTTCCCATATGCCTATTAAATAACATCATGAGTAATGTCAACAGTGCGTTATATACTGCCATCATCATCATTCTATTTTTAGCACCTTGAGTTACTTCTTTACCGCCACCAGTGTTTGTTATTACTGTATTTGGTGTTATCAAAATTGCTATTATGGTAATAAGTAGTGGTAATAGTATATCTCTTGCTTTTAGCTTACTGTGCATACCATACTCTTCTGTGTATGGATCTGCTCTAAATGCACCATAATATGATATGATTGGGTTCTTTATCATTACCCTACCTAATGCTACTGGAATTGGACTTCCTATGCTGCTTGTATTGTCTGAAGTAAATCTTGATGCTTTTTGTGGTGTTGTGTCTCCACCTTTCTTGCCTCTATTAAATAGCATTAACAGTAATGTACTTATGCCCCAACCTATAAATGGGTTCATTCCATGTGATTTTTCTCCTGCGGCTGTATTACTATCTCTCTTTGGCATTTCTAACCTTCTTTCATATTATAAACCCATCTGATGAATCTTACCATGAGTATCTCTACTAATAATACTATCATCTACCCAATATGGTAGTCTATTATCTACTGGATGCTTAAATGCATCATATGGTTGTATATAGGGTATTCCACTAAAATTATCTGTATTACCAAATTTTCTATGACAAACCTGAAATAGACAATCACAGCCGGGATATATCATAAACTCACCTTCACGCTCACTTAGGTTTATTGGGTATTTTATTATTACATAATTATCTTTATGCTCTTTTATTCCACGTTTTACATTTCCCATTACCAAGTACCCATTTGTAAAATATCCACTTTCTTTTGTGGCTAATTCTGGTGATTCTATTTTTAATCCCTTTATTCCTGCACTATGTCCACCTGTTATATAACAATGTAATCCGTAACTATCTCTACTAAGCCCGCACTTGGAATCGTATATTGTGTTCTGGCAGTAATATGATAGCTTTCCTACTGGAATCTCTCTTGATAACACATTTTCAATAGTTATAGTTAATGTTGCTTCGCTGCCGCTAAATACTACTTGACTTACTATTCCCCTTAGTATGCGAACATATTCTCCATTGTGCATACGGAATACTTCTACTTTTACAGAATCTCTTTCTGGTGGTGCTCCTTGATATAATAGTGCCACATTATTAGTTCTATTTACTGTAATAGTGCAATTTTCTATAGTTCCATTACTATCTCCTAATTTTAAGCTATCCCCACGCTTTATATAATCTGGTTGAAAATTATACCATTCTCCATTTATCTGCTTATATTGGTATCTATATGTACTTGTGTAACAATATGTTTCATCATAATACTTGAATAGATATAGTTCTATTGGCTCTGCATTTTCTATAGATACTTCTTGATTACCATATCCTGTTATCGGCACTATTTCTCACCTTCCTTCTTTGGTATCTGCGGATCATTTACTTCCTTTACTGTCATTGTTACTTGTGCTATTGTATTAGCTTCATAATTTAGTTGTAGGGCATCATCATTGAATCTAACACAATTAAAAAATGAACACATAAGTATGTCCTCTTTCTTTGCATTAAATCCAACCGCATCCTCAAAAATAAGTTTCCCATATGTTACTTCATCTTTTAGTTTCTCATATGTATATGTTTTTATCTTTAGTACATATGACTTAAAATCTTTTGTAAATATTATAAGGCTTTTCTTTCTACCATTTGCTAAATAGAATTTATACATTCTATCAAATTCTGTATAAATTGCATTATCTCCTGCCTCTATATCCCTATCTACTTGGAAATCATTTGCCCATGTTGGCATATAAAAACTCTTATACATACCACTCATGCGATGGAAAAACTTCTTAAAATTATTTATCTCCTTCTGGTTCATTAAATATAAATCATATGTATGAACATCATAACTAAATGTATCTCTTAAATCATAAGTAAATAATCCAGTATCATTATCTAGTCTTTGTATGTTTTTATCTACTGCTAATCCAACTGAGTTATCGTCTAGCCATTGTGGTGTTCCTAACCACACTTCTTTTCCTTCATACTCCTCTGGTAACTTCCATTGATTATATCTTTCTACATCTGTTTGGTAATCATGCCATATTGGGTATGGTAATTCTGTCTTTACTGAATTATTCAAATCCTCAAATGACAATCCAACTTCTGTGCCATGATTAAACACATACTGTATTCCTGCATTTGGTTGTGTTGAACATTTCTTTAATGGGAATATAAATGTATTCTTTACATATAATGGTCTTCTTATACCCTTCTTTAACATAATCTTCTCATTATCATACCTATGAACCTGTTTAATTATATTTACTCCAACATCACATACATCATCATGGAAGAATATCATTATATATTCTGCGTCTAATAGATTATATGCGTAATCCATATCTATATACAAAGCCTTACTATGCTTTATATAATCCTCTACAAGATAAACTGGTTGATGCCACATAGGTACATAGTATGTATCTGTGTGTCTCATTCTCACTATTCCTCTTAAATATTGTGCTTGGTACATATCCATAGCTGAGTAGTCATATGTTACAAAATGTCTTGGTATCTGTCTTGTTTTTATTCTTTGCTCATCACCATTATACATTTTCAATATATCAGTTTTATACTCATATTTTTCTGTTATTTTTGTATTTGCCATATGCTACCCTCCTTAGTATGACCAGTTGGGGCTAAGTTCTAGTACGTCTGGTATAATTTCATTCTCTTCCTCATCACGTTTCAATGTCAAGAATTTATACACTCCCCAAATTAACCACGGTTCATATACTGGTCTGTTATTTAAGAACTCATCTTGCCGTAATATTGGACACAACCACGGAAATAATGTTATAGATAGTAGTGGTAATAGTATATGGAACTGTAATGCCTTGCCTTTGAATATTGGCTTGTTATGTTTAGCATCTATTGATTTTATGTGTTTTCCATATAGCTTATTTATTTCTGGTGAATAGTTTTCATTTCTTGGCAATCTCCATACTTGCCCAACATTATAAATCTCTGAAATAATAAGTTCTTTTCTTATCTGATACTTCTTAAATCTTGTTGGCGCATATGGAATCATCTTCCTCGTTTCGTGATAATTATGTCTATTATCTCTTCTATACTTATCTCTCTCTGATGCCACAAATATATCCATAATCGGTGATTCTCCATAAGCCTTTCTCACCAATCTTGCTGGCACCAAAAATGTTCCTTTTAACATCTTAGCATCAATAATAATTATGAATTGATGGCTCTTATGCACCTTAAAGTCTATGTGCATATCTGCTATGCTTTTTACATTTGGTACATTATACACCACTGCTCCATGTTCATCATATATATTAAATTCATGTTTACTTGCATGATAGATATATTTGTACCCATCTATTAGTGTCCAAACACGTTGTCCGTCTGGTGTTCCATACTTTAATTTTAATACATACCAAACAGAAAGGGATATTTCATCCCCATATAACTTCCTTTCCCCACTGTCTAGGATGTCACAATCTTGAACGAATATCCCATTAAAATATGGCTTTACAAACCAAATAAGTTCTTCTGTTGATGGCATGAGTGATTGGGTAATATCTAATATACACGCCTTATTACCCATATTTTACACCCCATATGTTCTTGATGTATCTGTAGTTATATCTCCTGCAAAACTGTCTGAATCATCCTCATTCTGCCGAATACTTATTGCGTCATATCCATATCTACCACGTCTCATTGAGTGTGAGAATATCTGACACAAATCACCTGATCTTGGATAACTCATTTCATACACACCTGTTGATTGCATATTTAGGTTACACGCAAAATATACACCTGCAACCTGTCCTGCCCCTGCATAGTTATTTAGTATGTCTGGGTCTACTCTTACCGCCATGTATATTGGCATATTAAGTGTTAAACAGTTAAGTGTATTTATATCTCTACCCCAATCAAGATTTCCGTTTGATTGTAATGAAATATAATTTGGTATTTCTCCATTCCCACCACCAGTTACTCTTACTGGTAATGACATTGGCTTTCCTGTTACATTATCTGTTCCACTACTTGCCCATCTTACTTCTCCACGCTCTTTATATGGTGCTTCATCAATATCAATTCTTAGGAATGTATTTGATATTGCTCCACTACTTAATACTGGTAGTATGCTGCCATCTGATACTACATGGAACGAACTATAGTCCTTTTTTGGATTCCCGTCTTTATCTAATGGTAGTGGATTTTGTTCATAATCTCTCTTTATGCGGAATATTTCTCCTGCTTCCTTCATTAGATTAGGAACAGATGAGCCACTAAAAAATACTCCACCTTCCCAAGAATCATATTTATATAGATTACCAAAAACTAAATGCACACACCTATAATCATGCCCAACTCTCACGTCCCCACCTATATTCTCTGCTACAACAGAAAATATAAGTGTATCATTTGGCTTTAATATGTTATTACAATATAGCTTGTACTTATTCTTATTTACTGCTTCTGGTTTATCAGAGCCAACAAGTGTCTGTTCTGTATCTTCTCTTGGAATTACTGGAATCCATACTGCTTGTACTTCTTTATTTCTAAACTTTGTAGGTACTTGGAACTGATTATACCATCTCTGTTTCTTTGAATATCCCTCACCTACTGTTGCCCCAATTCCATAATAATTTTTATGATTCTGCTCCTTTATGAAATCATCGTCATAGGCATCCATATCTGCATCGTCATTTAATCCGAAAATATTTGTGCCATTTGCACTTCTTAAATATATAAAATAGGTGTTAGTTCTATCCATAAACACGAACTTCTTTCCATCTACCACATCTCTTTTATATATGTTTGTATCATCCTTTAAGTCCTCAACTACTGAATATCCTCTTGCTTTTATGTATTCAACCATCTTAGCTAGAACTTCATTAGGATTCTTTAAGTTATCATATACTACATATGCCAATCTATTACCCCCTAATGCCAGTAATGCTTGTTATCTCAACATCACCTTTTTCTTTTATTCTTAACGTCCTATCAGTTTCTATAACTACATTATACACTAAATTAGTGTCTCCTGTCAAGTTTACTGGCTTATTAGCTAAGAACGCATTTTCTAATTCTTCTGATGTTATTATGTGTTGTATACCTTTATTTGTTGTAACAATGATTTTATCATATGACAATATTTTATCACTCAGAATAATTAAATCCATGTCTATCAATGATAATATTTCTTGTTTCTTGTAATACTCAAACATCACTATCACTTGATTTTTGTTGAAAAACTTTCCCATTAAAATATACTTAGATATATTACTTTCATCTCTTTCAATAACAACATCAAAATTATGTTTTCCAACACCAGATGCTAAACTAACACAATCATTCTCAAGTATTGCCGATAGTGTATTTGTATCAACTGGTTGTCTTGTAACATAATACACTAATGGAAATCTTGTTGTTGTATTATCTAGGGATGATATTAATTTATTATCGTTTCTATGCCTATTATAATCTTCTTCTGCTGAGAAATCTGAGGTAGCGTCCATCTTTGGAATACCATCTATAGAATAATATTTCTTACTTACTGGTGGGTCATTTATTTTACATTCACTATTTGCACTATAAAAATCATCTTGTAATACAAATGAGGTATCTAATCTATTCTTCAAATATCTTCGTACACATCTTATAGTGCTCTTCTTATATGGGACATCATACCATGTTAAATAATTCATCTGTGTCTTTGCCATGTAGAAAAAATGAAATCTCTTATCATCTCTCCAATTCTTATCCATAGCCAATAGCCTATTTGTTGCAATTAAAATATCATTACCATCAAGATTTAAGATTGATTTATGTTGATATATAAATGTTGATGATTCAGTATAAAACTCCCTTTTAGGATTATTATATGATATAGAAATAAACCCCTTATTCCTAACTATTACAATAGAATCTCCACGTTTTAATTCTCTACTAAACATAAAAAATCTATACACGGATATTATTCCAGTGAACATTTCTGGATTGTAAGTTACACCAACTTCAAAACACTTATCTAACTTCTCTTCATCCTTAATTATTTGTGGTACTGCATCTGATATACTAGCCCCATATTTCTGCTCCTGATATGTTTTTGTCTTATCATACTCAAATAGTATATCATACCACAAGTCATATTGCCTATCTCTATGCGAATTACAAATCTCTATATAAAGATATGAATTGGTTTTCTTATCATACAAAACAACATATTCCTCTATTATTCTATTTAGAACATCAACTACAGTTGTATCATTTCCTGTTGAATCTGCCGACCTAGAATATGGAGATCTATCTGCTGATTTCATATCTATATATGGTTTCTTCTTAATACAAGCTACAAATGTAGTTAAATCTTTTGGTGTTGTATCATCTGATTCTATGTATAGTTTATCATCATCTGGGTCATATGGGAATTTACTACCCCCATTTTTTGTTATGTCTACTTTCCATTGTTGCGTCTCTTCAACAACTGTTAGCCCAAACTCAACCATAGCATCTTTTATTATTTTCAGTAACTTCTTTTTAACGTCAAGTTCATTGGAGAAATCCATCATGTTTTGTAAGTCACTACTTGTGTATTCTATTTTCATATTGGAATCTCCCCCAATCTTATAAGTGTTCTGTATAGAATCTTATTTCCCTTTTCATCCATCTTCTTCTTTTCATATTCCTCAACTGTATCAAGTGGTTTCCACTCTTCATTTACAACATCAAGATTTACTTTATAGTGATACAGTCTTTCATCCCACACACATGGTAAGTTCAAATACATACCATCATCAAGTCCTATTAACCCTAGTGGCATTAAATAATCATAATGTATATACACATTTGGAACACTACCTAGGAAATAATTAGCCTTATCAACACCATTAACAACAATAGATATATCATCCATCTGTATATTATACTCTCTTGCTTCTTTTTTTATTGTGTTATACTTCTTTTTTGTGTTGACAAAAAATCTTTTCTTTTGGCTCATTGAATTTTTGGTTATTATAAAATCTGGCGTAAAATTACTAGGCTCTGTAAGTCTTGTTGCATATGTTGGTGGTGAACCTCCACATGAAGGGTATGGTTTTACTTCTGCTCCCTGTGATAGTGTATATATACTTCTCCACTTTGAATCCTCACACAATACCTTGAAATTACTCCATCTGGCATTATAAAACTGTGTCGGATTTACAATATCCGAATTTGACATAGCTATATTTTGAACATTTAGATCATACACATTACCATCTATATAAGTTAAACTTCCCCCTCCTGCTGGCTGATATACATATATATCATTAGCAAGTCCTGTTGTTCCTCCTGCCACATATAGAGAGTATCTTGTATTAGTTTCCCTATGTGAATGTTCAAATCTACCAAATGATATTGTTGAGAATATCTCCTTTTCTCCTGTGTCTGTTTTATCTAGGTGCATTACTATACTTGCTGATGTGTTGTCACGTCTAACTATAAATTCTATTGGACATTTTACATCATTTCTACTCTTGTATTGCTCCTTATTTTCTTCTGATATTACAAACCAAGGACAACCAGTTCCATGAAAAACTGGTGATGGTATCATCTGTACTTCATGACCACCCGGCGGACACCATTGACGAATCTTTAGTAGGTTACAGAACTGTTTAACACCATCATTTGCTGTCACCCATTCATCATAACCAGTTGCTCCAAAATATTCACATGAAAACAGATTCTCACTAAATCCTAATGACACACTTACTGTTATAAACTCACCGCTATTCTTAAATAGATTCCAATGAGTTCCATCATTACAATATTTAGACTCCCATCTCCATCCACCATGAAAATCACCTGTTTTATATGATTGCTTGTTTTGCTTTCCATCTAGTGGATATTTACCATAAGTTCCAAAATACTTTGCATAAATAGTATCATTCATATTGCTTCCAACAAAATAGTGATTGAATGAAATATAATATGAGTTTTTCTTTATGTTAAACAGATTCTCTATAACAAATCGTTTTATCTTATTATATATAAACTCTGTATATCTTATTGTATATAGTGCTGCCCATTTCTTTCCATCACTTTCTGTATAGTAATGTTCAAAATACTTCTGTGATAATGGCTCATCCTCATTGGTTTTATATAGCCAACCACACTCCCTCTCTATTTGATCTCCTGTATATGTCCCTTCTACATGGCACTTAAACTTTATTATGTTTAGGTGTCTATATATGTACTCTGCAATATCAAATATTAACATATCATAATCATTTTGCCTTAACTCTTTTATATGTTGTGTAAAATCCTCTAATGTGTTTTGTATTGTAGTAATAACGCAACACTTTATGTTATTTTCAGAACATAATATATCAAGTTCTTTTAACTTATCCCTTTTTGGTTCTGTTGTGTTGCACACAAGATAATCTATATCCTTATGCGCCTTTACATAGTCAATTACTTTATCTAATGTATTTAGTTCTGTAGCTTCATTTGAATAATCGCCTACAACGCCTATTTCTGCGTTTGGATAAATGTCTTTCAACTCCTTAACTATGGAATAATATGGTGTAATAGTCCACCTGTTTTCTAGTTCTGTCATTATTCTATTATACTCTGGTTGTCTATATAGAATGTTTTCTGACATTAACCACTTATCTCCAACTATTGCTATCTTTATAGCATCTTGTATCTGTGGTACTGATTCTAGTGGTACTTCATATGTACTACCATAAAAAGAGTGGAAGCGGTCATCGACCTGCTCCCATCTCATCAAATTCTTTCCTAGTTCTTCTGAATCGTCAAATCTTAGTGTATCTCCACCCCAATAAGCATGAGCGATATTGCAGAAGTATTTATCAAATTCTGCTAAACTTGTCATTCTATTTATTTCATACATCTACATTATCTCCTCCCCTATGTAATATGCCAATCCGTAATTATTTAGATAACCATATCCATCATCTGTTTTTATTGGTGAATCTACATAATGAGTACCTGTAAACTGTATTTGCTCACTACACCACTTTTGGTTTAACGTCCACGGATTCTTTCTCTTCCCTAATGAAAAACAACCATGATACCCATTAACAGTTTCTCTTGGTGTTAATACTGTTAAACTACTCATATTAAACATACTGCAAAAATTTATATCATTAGTCATTCCTATTTTACTAAATGTTCCAAATGAGTCATCCTTTGGATCATCTTTACCTTCATCCTCTAATCCTACAGGATTTCTTCTAACATAGAATATAGTAGGCAATAACTCCGTGCTTGTGTTTGCTGTGTTTATATCTGCATTACATTTTCCTGCGCTTTTTGATATAGTTTGTGTTATAAACTTATTCTCATTATAGTTTGGAACTTCTTGTGAAAACTGATATGATTCTAAATCTGGATTCCAAAACACCCCAACACCATCTTCTGTTGTGTGCTTAGTTATTGATGTAAATAATGGCTCTGCACTAAAATCACAATTCATTGGTGATGATATATTCCCACCAAATTTTGTATGTACTAATGTACCAGTCTTTCTCTTACTTGCATCATATCTAGGTAAGTGTTCATAGAAGTTTGTTACAAACCATGTGCTTGTTCCATGCACATCTACCATCTTCTTAGTTGCCATATTTAACATTTTTGTAGTTTTTTTATCTGAATCATCTACAATAACCTTTATTGCCCCTATCAGATAGTTATTATTTTCATCTCCAAACGAATCTACTGCCATTACATTAGTGTTTATACTTACTCCATCTATATCATCACTATCTGGTGCAATTTCAAGATTTACTATATCATGTGTAAAATCTCCATGCCACATCTTATGAATCTCTTTAAGCAACTCATCTGATGGATGCTTTTTATCTTTCATCTTATCATATAAGTCATTGATTTGCTTTGTCGTTTTTTTCACATCTTCTTTTATAGCATCCTCTAATTGTTCATCTAATGGTTTTGGCGGTGGTGCATATATATCTGGTTGTGTATGATATGCCTCATCCATTTTCTGTTTCTTTGCTTTTTCTATATAGTCTTTAGTTTTTTGTGTTATTGACTTCTTAAACTCTTCCATTATCTTACTAAGTGCATTTTGAAATTCTGCATCATCTTGTATAGGCTCACTAGCCTTTGCAAGTTCATACATCTTTATCAGATTCATCAACTTCTCTGCATCTTCTATTGCTTTATCATATTCTTTAACCCTAATATTCCCAACACCTAATTTAGTATATAATGGTGTCACATCATTGTATTCATCTAGTCCATATCCACTTCCATGAAATTTAGCTTTTTGTGCAAGTATGGCAAAACCACCCTTTATTAACTTATCCTCTTGCTCAAAAAATCCAAATGTATAGTGAGTTGATGTCTTTGGGTATTCATCAGTTGTTAATACAAAAGAAAACAACCCACTATTATAATAACAGTCTAGGCATAACACATTTTCGTTTTTTGGGACATACAGAGAAAATGTCACCCTAACTGGAAATTTACCTGTTATCCTTCTTGATACTTTCTTAAACTTTCTTATCTTCGATATGCTTTTGGATATTTCATCCCTATAATACTCATCTGCAAATTCTTTATAATACAGCTTAGTTTCTTTTATTATACTATATGCTTTACTGTTAGCCCCTTCTACTTTAGCCCTTGCTTTTGCCGTTTCCACATCGTCTAACTCATTAACATTCATATCTATGTGTTGGTGTGAATATATCATATAGTCCTGTGCTTCCTCTCTTTTATGTGGACTATCAATAAAGTATGCAGAAGCACTTAATTCAGCGTCAATATTGACCTTGACATACATACCCTTTTCTGGATATTCAATCCTAAGTAGGCTACCAGAATCAGTTATCTTCCTATCTGGTAGCATATCCTTAATAAACTGCCTCGCCCTATCCTGCCAAGAACCAACATTCATATATCGTTTGTGCATATTATACTATCAACTCCTTAAATGTTAATTCTGGATTCGCCTTACTAAATTTATCTATCTGCTCTTTCTTACAATAGAATGGATAGTGTTTCATATTACCACTCATATCTACTACATGGAATACTGTATCTGAATAAACATTAAACCTTATATTATTACCATCTTTTGGCTCTGAGAAATGGTCTACATATAACAATTTAGTTCTCTTACATAGATGTATTTGTACGTCCCAATACTCTATGTTATGAATATCTAAGTATGCAGAATCTCTTACTCCCTTAAAATATATGTTCTTAAATGTACTTTCATATATGTGAATCCATGATTCCTTATCTTCTACAATATTCTTCTCATAGAAATAAAAATCTGTTAAATCATTGTGGTCTTTTCTGGTTAAGTTCTTTGTTCTCAATCTACCACCAAAGAAATCCTTACAGAAATCTCCCTTTAGCTTGTCTGTTTCACCAGTTCTTTGTAATATCATCCACCATGTCTTATCTTGATTTTCAAATATATCCTCAAATCTACCATTGAGTTGATAATTTATTAGACTTCCTAACCAGTTACTTGATATAACCTTTCCTTCTTGACTATATCTTTCTCTCTCACCATTTTTCTCACCCAATAATGGTTGATCTGGAACTACAAATTCTTTTCCTTCTGCATCCTTATCAGTATTAACTAATCCATCCTCATTATACGCAGTTCCTATTTGTGGTAGATGTTCTGTATCATATTTCGGTCTTTCAACAGTGTAGTAAAAATCTGGGTTTATTCCAAAATACTTCTCATCTTTATCTCTAGGTACTGTTGCCCCATCAACACTAAATCCATTGAATAACTTCATAACCGCGTCAACAATTTTCTTCTTACCTGTTAAATTCTCTTTTTCATCATATACTGGTAATTCCTTCTTCACTGGTACTTCTGCAAAGAACTGAACAACCCCCTGATGTCTGTCTAGGTCTTTATGTAACTTAAACACATTCTTATAACTGTCATTATTCTCTGCATATATAGTGATTACATAATTTCCTTTATCTGAATATATATGTCTCATTCGTGTTCTATATCTTCTTTTATTTACCCCATCACTATAATGTCTATATTCACTAATATTCTCCCATCCAGTATAGTATTGATATTCTGAGCCATCTCCCCAGTCTACAAGTAGTGTTCTACCATCTGCATAGAATTGAAGTTCTGTTATTGTTGGATAATCCTCCCAATCTATAATAGTCTCCTCTTTTTGTCCAGTATTTGCCTGTTCAAATATCCTATTCAGAAATCCAGATAAAACAGTAGAAAAATTGGTATTAAAATACTTATCGTCTTCTATCATCTCCCTAAATGATTCTACTGTTGGACACATCTTATTTGGAAAGGTTGCACCAGTTTGCATAACAATAGCATCAATCTCTTTTAACATCTCAAATATCTGTTCATCTAATGCTGTAAATTGTATTGGATTCATAAATGAGTCTACATATTGTTGTTGGGAATAATTCTTATACTTATTTAATTTATGCCCTCCGAATATGAAAACTATAAAATCATTCATACTATTATATTTCTTATGAGCATCTATCATATCTCTCCATGTCTGTAATATCTTAGTGTCGTCTTTTCCAAAACTATACATTTCACCATCTGATGGTAAATAACCTTCATAGAATTGTAGAACAACTGGTCCATGTCCTGTTTCTGGTATATCACCATCATACTTACTAAAATCTTGACTTATAACATATGGCATATAATCCAAACAGATAACCTCCATATATTTATTATTAGAGGTTGCTGATGATGTTTTTGGACATAAATAAGAATGAGCACATGGATCTATAGGTGAAACCAATAAACCATCTTTGTATGCGTAAGAACCAGTTGTTGACCAGTAATATGCTAACCCAGATATTTTTCTCATTTTTGGTGGTCTATTCATAACATCTGTCCAATATACCGAATTTGGCTTTCTTCTTTCTTTCATTATAGAAGCACCAACTGTATTTTTTATGTTAATATACAGTTCCATCAATTTTCTTCTCTGTTCTGTATTCGCATTATCCTTTGTGATATTATTATCTTCCTTAATATCAAAATCTCTTATATGCTCTACTTCACCAGTTTTCAATAACAATTTAGTGTTTATCTTATTTTCATTTCCCTCATAGTGGTTTTCTCTAACATGATAATTCTTATATGCTCTCTCATTTGATACCTGTGTGTTGTATACATCATCTTCTACACCATGTTGACTTTCTCCACCCCAGTATATTCTTGCTAAATACCAAGGATAGTGCCATAATCTCTCATCCCAACCATTAGGTGCTAATACATACTTATTATATTTAGTTTCTAGTTCTCCACTTTCCTTGTCAAAATCTGGAACTATATAACAATTATCTATAACACCATGTATGTTATGTTCGTCCTCGCCCTCTTTTGGCTTTATAGATACCTCTACTGGATTTTTTAATAGGTGTCTATCCTTCAAGTTATATTTTGGCTTATTTGATCTATACACTTCATCAAGATGTTGCTTTGGCTTATGTATATGACTTGAACTACTATCTATATAAGAATGTTGATTTACTGGCACTCCCCATTGATATATAGGTGATCCACATATTTCAAAATATTGATACTCTGAATATGTCTGTTGCATACTAAACACATCTCGCCACTTACCATCATAACACAACACCCTAAAATTAGACATATGTGCTCCACCAAAATCTGTTGGGTATGCTAAATTACTATTTGATAGACAAGGGTTCTTCATATCAAGTAAATATCTAAGACCATTAACATGATTATCTGGTGGGTAATAAACCCACACATCTGGCACTAGTGCTTGATTACCTCCTGCCACATATAGTGGTGGTATGGTTGAATATGTATCATACTTAAAACACCCAAATACAAGTGTCTGCCAACAATCCTTATAAACACCGCTCTTATCCATAACCCTAAACACAATAGTTGCACTCTTATTTGATTTTGAGAAATAATACTTAATCTTATTATCTTTCCCAACACCATATTCTGATTTATTTCTATCTGCTATAGTAAGCCAAGGACAACCTGTAGCTGGATATTCTGGTATGTCCATTCTTTTATTTGGACTACCACTTCTAAAATCCCAGAATGGTAGTAGATTCATGTGATTAGTTCCATCGTCTGCCTCTGCTTCACAGGTCACATTTCCCTGTTCACATAACCATAAATCTGGGTCATATGACATATGCAATCCTGTTGCTATCATTTCCCCAGTATCATTAAATGCTTGTATTCCATCTTTTCCTGTATAACTTCTTTCTCCAACACCTTGTACTTTATTTATTTCTTCGCTCATTACATTATGCTTTGTATTAAAAAATTCATCATAACTTCCACCAGTTATGTTCCTATATTGAAATGAAGCGTAGTAATATGGTCTATATGTCTTTAGCATAACATTCATTATCAGGTCTATCTTTTTCATAAACCTGCTAAATGATTCTCTCTTAGGCAATCTTCTTATTGCCTTTTCTTCCTCTTCTAATGTTCTATCTGAAAACTTCTTTGGAACATCCTTTTCTCTCCAATAAATAGTAAAATTTGAGAAAAAGATTGAATCATTCTTCTTCTCAAATTCTTCTTGTACTTCTATAACTTCATTCATTGGATCTCTCATGTAGTTTGTGCTAAAATGAAAAAATTGATGCTTTGAGTTCTTTACATTCTCCTCATACTTATTTTTACCATCATGAGAAAAATAAAATAATCTAAGTTCTATATTTTTCTCTTTACAATAATCAACAAGTACATCATAGCTATCGAGCGATTTATCTTCCAACATAGTATCTGTTACCCCACCAAAAAATATAACATCTGGCAGGTCTGTTCTTTTCTTTAGTGCATTTAACAATCTTGTTGCTGTTGGATATATATTCTTTTCATCATTTTCATCCGCTACTGTTACTATATCTACATGACTTCCATCAAATATTTGTTGGAATGTATTATACATACTCCACATATAAATTGATTTATCGCCATCATATACTATATTATCAAAAAAATCAGATGAGTTTATCATCCATATTTTCTTTCCTCTATACCCATCATAATAATACTGTCTAAGTGGTATTTTTAATGTTGAACCAAAAAATGAATCACTTCTATCATCAATGAGTTGCCATGAGACAGTAGTTTCATTATACTTTTGTGCAAACACTAAAAACTTATCCAGTAATTCCTTTAGGGATTCTACTTCCCCTGTCTCATACATCATATAAGCATTACTCCTGTTCTTCTATCTTTATGGCAAAATATGTATTTGCTCCTCTATCCATTTGTGTATCAAATACAATAAACTTACTTCCATCATACTGTAAAATTCTTTCTGCGTCAATATCACGAGCACCAGAAATCCAGTAGCAACCTCTCATAAGTCCATTTAGGTCTACTGGGTCATTTGTTTGTAGCATTATTGGAATAAGTAAGAAGTTATCCTGATTTATTGAATCTGCTTCTTTATAGTTTGGAATCAACTTCTTATTATGTGATGTGTATGGAAACACAGTTCCTACTGATGATGGACTTGGATTTGGTTTCTCTGCATTAAATGCTCTCCAATTTCCATCTGCCCTTCTTAGCCACCCGCTACCATCTTTAGGAAATATAAATGACCCTAGCCCCTGTGCTGTCCACTCTTTCGTTCCTGCTATGGTGTTCCCACAAACATACATTGGATATGGATATTGACGCTCTGACGCGATTGGGTTTAGAAATCCTAGATACATGGATTCATACACAATAGACATTCTACACACTACAATAATTCTATAAGAGTCTACAAATATCCAATAGAAAAATCTCTCATTCTTTGTGATTGTAAATGCAGGTTGATTTTTCTTATATTCTGGTAAGAAGTTTTCCTTCTCATCATCATATTTACCTTCTGATTTTAGGTACTGTTGTAAGCACCCCGGCTGCTCAAAAAAACCTAACTTATCATCATAACCAACTGCTGAATCAATAATTATTTTATTCTCTAGGTTGTGGTAACTTATCATAATATAAATTTTATCATGTCCACTACCAGTTCCACAAAATATATATGTATCATCTGATAACTTATAAGGAATCCACCCTACGGCAACTAGGGCTTTTCTCATCTCATCAAATAATATACCTATACTATATGTATTTCCTGTTACATACAATTAGACATCACCTCTCATAATTCCCTCTAGCATCTTATTAAAATCTATTGTGCTGAGGTCTACATCTTTCATATTCTCCATTATATCCTCCTGTAACTTTGCACCTTGAATTGCTTTCAGATTCAAGATTAGTTGTGATAATTTCAAAGAAACATCAATAGCATAATCTCTTGCTGCTAAATCCTTTCCACTTGTTGAATTTACAAGCATTACAGTCAAATATTCCTCTAATCCGTTCATAATATCTTTATCAATTTTCATTATACTACCTCCAATAAAAATAATCCGTTGATATAATTATAGCATATCAACGGACTTTTGTCAATGTTTAATTACTAAAACTCATTTGAGTAATCGCTCTGCCACTTCCCCTAATAGTATCAAGCACAAATCTTTGACCCTTTGGACTTCTCATGAAGTGTTCCATAGCTTGTTCTTTATTATCAACAACTGCTATACTCATGTTATTTGTAGTAGATACACTTGTACCAACTGTCTTAGCAAAATCTGTCATTCCTCTTGCTGTTTCCTGTTGTGCGTCTCCTACTACTCCTCCTGTTGCGAATCTTGGTATTCTTGCTCTTATCTTATTAAAGTCTCCTCTATTTACTGCGTGCATGAAGTTAGTTCCCATCTGACGAACTGCTTTTGCTCTCATAATAAACTCACCATTACTTAACATAGCGGGTATACTATCTGATGTACTTGTTCCTACTCCTGTTATTAAACCACCTGATGCCCTATTTTCAGTATTTACACCACCTGCACTTGCTCCACTTGCCATAGAAGTTGAATTTAATGCGGATGATAGGTTATTTGCTGCTGTTGTAGCATTACCAAATGATGTAACCATTGTATTGGTTGCAGTATCTACTGACATATCTTTTGCCATATCTGATGTTGCATCCGCTGCTGATTTTGTGCTAAAATCAAACTTACCAACTGTTTGTGATGCTTGTTCCAGATTCATCCCAAAATCTGTTAGCTTAGTAGCATCATGGTAATTTGGTTTAGCAAACTTATCATCAACCTTAAATGCATCTTTATCTTCCCAAGGTTTATAATTCTTATTTAGTGAACTTTTATTCCAAGGTTGATTAAATGGATTATTTGCAAGTAAATCAAAATCTTCTGGGCTATTAGCACCTTGTCCACCTATATCTTTTCTAGCGCGTCTCTGTGCTCCATATCCAGTTTCTCTACTATATCTAGTAAGCCCATTTTCATCCACTGTTGGGAAGAGACTATTCATTAACTGTAATGTTAATTCTTTTGCAAAGAATTGTTGAATCTCTTTTAACATACCTACAAGCATATTTCTAAATGCGTCTCCTAGACTCTCTGCTTCTAATATTCCATCTGTTAGAAATTTATTTAGCCCATCTTCAAACGCCTGTTTTGCTGTTCTTCTGAAATCCACTAAAATATCCTTCTGGTGCATTAGTTGCTCTGATTGTAGTTTAGTATAGGTTAATTGACGCTTCTGTTGCTCAAACACAAATTGCTTCTGTTTAGTTATATCTAATTCAGTTTGAATATCTGCTTGTTCCTTCAATAGCTTATTATGCTCTTCTGTTCCCGCTGTCACTTCTGCCAACTGCTTCTTTACACTAGCCATTCTATTTTCCATATCATCATAATATGTATTTAATGTTTCTAGTATTCCTTCAGTTGACTTTAACTCACCAACAGTAAAATCGTATATATATCTATTTTCTCTTGCCTTAATTTCTCTTTGACCATTCTCTTTTTGTAGAGTTGTAAAGTCTGGATTATTCTCAACCCAAGTTGAGTATTGCTCCAACTGTTCCTTGTATTGATCAAGCCAACCACTAAACATTTTATATACATCTTGATAGGTAGACATTATCTTGTCTCTTATCTCTTTTGCCTTACCTAGATTTCCTGCATTTTGGAATCCTCTATAATCATCCCATAGACCATCTAGTGTTCTAGCCATATTAAATATTCCATCTTCCACCTTGAAATAATAATCAAGATTTCTCTGAATCATATATCTAATACTCTTTGGATCTCTAAACTCCCTGTCAAAGTTTACATTACCCCATCCAAACTCATTATTTTGTGTTGAATGTTGAACATTTAGTGTGTCCTCACGAACCTTATTTCTCAATACAAGAGCATCATAACTATATTTAGTGTCTGTTTCTTGTTTTAACCTCTCAAGTAACTCTGGATTATCCTTCCACTTATCAGTTATCTCTTGTATTTCTTTTGCCCATTTATCAAGAAGTTCATTCATTTGTGCATCAATTTGACCAAATCTTATAGACTCGTTTTGTGCTGCTAAACCTGTCCACTTTTCATTTGCTTTCTTTAACTCTTCTGATGCTGCATAAGACGTATCTGAACTATAATACTCTGATGGTTTTTGAACTATTCCACCTGTACTACCAGTTTTTCGCACAAATGTTGGAGTTAATTTAGCGTATTTTAGGTAACTATCTAAATCTTGCTCGATTACCTTTTCTTGACGTGTGCTATTACCAGTAATCATACCATTACCTTTATACATCATGACGTGGGCATTTTGCTCATCTTCACTATCAAAATAAATAATATCTCCCGGTTGTAAATTGGCTTTATTAAATTTCTCCTTTCCAATTCCCTTACCTTCTAAGAATTGATCAAGATCTTCTGTATTAACTATGCCTCTTTGTACTGCCTCATCTAATACATTACTAAAAGATGAGCCTATTTTTGTGACGGCTTCTACACACGCTCTATCTATCCAAGTTAATGTCTTACCTAATAATCCATTTTCACCTGTTAATGCGTTATCTATTTTTGATGTTATATCACCACCACTTGTTGATACCGCAACGCCATCTCTTACTGCCTGTTCTACTTCTGAAATGAACTGTGTTCTATTAGCACCTTCATCCCACATTCCTGCTGGTCTTTCAACTAATGCAGTAAATGCCTTTGTATATGCTTCCGCAGTTCCACCATTAGCTTCTGCCCATTTTATAACTTCTTGTAAATTAGCCTTTTCTGTGGTATTTAATTCAGTTATTAGCCATGCTATTTGAGTTAATATATGATATGGATCACTTTTATTTTCCTCTGCAAAATTAAATAAACCTTCTCTACGTTCTGCTCTCCACTGGGCTATTCCTGTTGCAAGTCCCGCAGGTGTTCCGTCTGCATATCTATCCATATGCTCATCTTTTGGATTATTAAGTGCTTCTCCTCTTAATGAAGCTAATATTCCAATAAGCATATTATGATTTGTAAATCCTTGAGACTTCATCATATTATACACTGTAGCTGCATTAGTTGAATACATTCCATTACTTCCCACTTGTCCATTTTGTGCTCTTTCACGTTGGATCAACTGTTTAGTAAAGTTTGCTCCGTCTTCCAATGCTCTTTGTGTATCTGCAAGACCTCTGGATGCTTGCTCTAATGCTCTTGATGCTTTTCGTAACTCTCTTGTTGTCTCTCTTAAATCTCTTGCCTTATCTTCATCTTTTTCATATGGTGTTTTCTGTATCTCTTCTATCTCTTGTTTTAATTCATCTACACTTAATTGTGCCTCTTCTTTTTCAAGTCTTGCCTTTTCCATGTAATATTGATTTACAGTCATAAATCCTTGCTTAAATTTTAAGTCATTCTGTTTTAATTGGTCTTTTATCTCATCTAGTTTATCTTTGAGTTCATCTTTGAGTTCTTTTAGTTTATCCTTCATAGCACTCTGTAACTTCTTTATCTCATCTGCATTTTTTGCTTGACCTTGTGCTGTAGCTGGATCTACATAGTCCCCGTCTTCTGGCTTTCCTTTTGCTTGACCACGTCTATATGAACCTATTATATCTAATGGATCTTCACCATCTTTTACACCTCTATCTGCACCAACCTCAAAACTCTTCATATACTGTAAATCATTTTTAATTTGTGCAACCAACTTAGCGTTCTTTTGTGCAAATTCTCCATTATTAAATTCATTTGTAAATGCTGCTTTTGCTGCGTCAGTTCCTTTTGGTAGTGTTGTTATGTACTCCCATGCTGCCCTTAATGCTGCAATAATTCCATTAGCTAATATAGCAAGTAATTTAGTACCTACTGCACAAGCCTGACCTAAAAGTGAAATAGCATCTACTACATAATTAAAATGTTCTATAAGTAATTTTAGACCTAATATCAGTATTCCTATTTCTGGATTTAATACTGCAATTACTAATAATACCACATTTAATATATCACCTAATGCACTTAGGAAATTTATAAAATCCTTAATCCACTGTATTACCTGTTGCCCAATTCTATATACATCAACACAACACTCTAACAACCATTCTAGTAAATTGATTAAACTCTTTATTCCATTTCCAATAGCTTCAAATGTGCTCTTTGAATCATTACCTGCGGATATATATGCGGATAATTCTGAGGCTTTCTCCAATAGGTGTTCGATAACATCTTGAACCATATTACCAAAATCTTTTACCATATCAGATACTTTGAAATCTATCTTTCCTTCACCTTTAACTGGTGTTTCTGATAAATTACCTTCTTTATCTACATAATTTCCATTTCTATCTATTAAGAAACCACCTGCGTTAGTTCTTCTTCCAGTTTCATCTGCTATATAACCTAACTGACTTGCAAGATTCTTAAACACTGTTGCAAATGGAGGTGCTATCTCCTCAACTATCTTTGACATAGCAACAGACCATGTCTCTTTTAAGTTCTCAAGTGCTCCTACTGGTGTCTCAGAATATTTCTCTAGTGTCTCAGTATAATGCTTAAATTTCTCCATTAGATAATCAAATAGACCATCTACATCGCCTTGGAATTTTTTAATGTCTTCTTGTGTTATTCCTAATGTATTGGCAACCTGAGAACTTCTTGCTGAAATAGTTCCCTGTGCTAAATCCCTAGACTCTTGTAAAACTTGGTTTGGAGCAAGTCTTGTTAGCTTTGCTACACCTGCAACACCACGAGTAACTTGATATGCCTGTTCAACGCTCATGCCCTTATTTAAGAACATTGGTAGTGTACCCTGTAATGCAGTTATAATCTCATTTGGATCAAATACGCTCTGCATGGCATCAAGTATTGCTCTTTGTGTTAATTGCTTACCTATTGATGATGCTTCCTGTTGTGTTGGTGCTCTGCCATCAATCTTTGCATTTGCTTGAACACCTGCTGATATTGCCATTGACGCTTTTGTTGAATCTGAATATAGCTTAATGCCGGGTTCTAACATATTATATATAGTTTTTAATATATATACTAAACCATCTGCTAATTGAGTAG